GACCCGTGGATGCGGCCGTGGCCGTGGCACTCGTGAGGACCGACTTGGCAGTCGTGTACGTATTGTAGAGCGTACCCGCCGCGGTAATGTTGACGAGTTCTTGTGCCCAGGATTGTGAGGCCATGATTTACGCCAGTTGGATGAGTGCGTTGCCGGAAGTATTCGCAGGCATCGTGAGAGTGAAATTGCCGGCCGTCACGGTTTGTGACCCGAAGGTATAGACGCCAATCGCCTTGTTGCTCTGAGTGCTGTTGTAGAGCATTACGGCATCAAAGGCAGTCGAGAGCGTCACCGTGCTGTAGACAATCGAGGCGCTGGGGGTCCAAACCCCTTGCGTGCCATTGGTCGTCGGCGCGGTGGCATTGGTCACCGTCACGCCTCCGGCACTGTAGCCCGTGCCGGACACCTCACCGGTAGCCGTATAGGCCGTATTGGTGTTGTTGGTCGTGGCGGAGGCGAGATACAAAGCCGCCTTGACCGTATCCGTGGTGGGGGCTGTCAAACTCGTTCGAGAGGTGAGTGTAACAGCGCCCAACTGGTGATTTCCCAGCATGACTTCAGCTTTGAAGCTGACCGCGATGCCCTGTGAGTTTGCCATTAGCCAATTCTCCCGAGCACCGCTTCGACACCAATGCCCTGCTTCAGCGTGACATGCGCTGAGCGGTGAACTACTTTGCCGCGATACTTGTATTCAGTGATCTGAGTTGATTCGTGTCCGTTTTCCATACGTTTGAAGAACGGGCCTTCCAAAAGATGCGCTTCCATGGGGAAGATTCGCCCATCCCCCAAATCGATATTAATGAACATTTTTGAGCCCTAGTTGATGGTGGCGCCCATGATCCGATCCGTCTTCGGATCGCGATGCAGAGTGACTTTGCGGGGCTTCGATTCAGTATTGCCGGTCTTAGTCTTGGCATCCGCAGCCTGCGTTTGAGCTGCGCGGGCCTTCTCTCGCTCTTGGTGCAACTGTTGGTTGTGCTGCACGCCCAAGTCAGCGACTTGCTTTTGATGCTCGTGCTGTTGCAGTTCGAGCTTGCTGGTGAGCGCGGCAATGGCGGCTTCCTTGGAAGCGCCATCGACGACCGCATTGGCCGCATCCTGCGTCTGTTTGAGATTGGCATCGGCGAGAAGCTGGAGTGATTTCAGCTCGATCTCTTTGGCGTTCAGCATTTCCATTTGAGCCGTGAGCTGCTGTTCGCGGGCGGCAAACTGCGCTTCGGCAGCGTCCTGCGCGCTCTTGATCTTGTCCAGGGCGGCTTGCGCCTTGGTCTGCTGGAGCAATGCGTCCGCTTTCGCCTGTTGCAATTGCTGCTCGGCCTGAATCTGCTCCTGAGCCTTCTGCTGCTGGGCCTCGGAGATCTGTTGAATCTGCTGCTCCTTCTGTTGGAGCATCTGTTGGACTTGAGGCGGGATCTCGGTGCCATCCGGAAGCTTGCCGGACATCGCGTCCATAACCTTGCGCTTCCTCGTGCTCGAGAGCGCGGAGGCTTCAATCAAGGCTTGAGGCGGAATCTGAATCCCACTCTTGGCAAGCTCTGCCAACACACCAAACTGCTCCTGTTGGAGCGTGACCGTGTCGGGGGCTTCATCAATGATAATGTCCACGTCCATATCGGCGAGGACGTTCATCGGCTCGCCCGGCTGTGCAATCTGCTTCTGAACGTGGATGTGATTGGGCGGATAGGTCGAGTTCAGCGCCATGAAGCGGCTGTTCTCGTCATCCGTCACTCGGACCCACATCTCACCGGTCCAGAACTGCTTCACGCGCGACCAGGACGCTTTCATCACCCGCGTCTGCCAGTACCGCAGGCGGTCCGACAGAATCCCCAGCTGGATCGACCCGCCCTGCTGGTCCAGTTGCTTTGCGCGACCCGAGAGATCCCCGCCCTTGCCCAGCAGAGCCTCATTCGGCCCCGTATCGGCCATGGAGGCAATCGACTGTTGCAGGAGCTTGAACTGCCCTTCCGCCAGATCCGTGTTCTCACGGACCTCGAGCTTCATTCCGGGGGTGTATTCGAGGAATCCATCCGGTCGAGCGAGCTCCTGGCGGGCTTTCTCAACGTCGTCTACGGCTCCCTTTTCAGCCGTGGCCTGATTGACCGACAGCAGGTGCAAAGACTTCGAGCGGCGCTTGTTGATCTCATCCTGCAGATCCTTGTAGCGCTTGACGATACCGTAACGGTTTCCATCCCGATCGACGTAAAGGGACTGCAACAGTAATGGACATTCAGGCTTTTGAGTCTCGCAGTTGACGTAGGCGGACTCTTTGGGCTGCTCGATAAATCCCACGCGCGTATAGACCGCGCGCATCCACTTATCGCCATCTCGGTAGTAGTGCTCGACGATCTGAATACGCTTGCGCCCGCGGTCGTACCAGCGGGGTTTGTCGTCGTAGGTCTCTTCAGCCGGCAGGAATGAGTTGCTGGTAAAGAGGTCGAACTTATCGCCCAAGTCCTTGTACGTCGCCTTGGCTTCGTCCAGGTCCATCCACTTGATGATCCCTTGGTAGCGCGAATCGCTGAAGTCATGCAGCAAGGAGTGGCTGTCGTAGAACAGCCGGTCCCAGCGGATGTAGCGAATGCAAACGGTCTTGTTGGTGGTTCCGCTGTAGGTCACGTTATCGACGATGACTTCACAACCGCCATAACCCTCCACCGCCATGTTCTCGAAGACCGAGGACTTGGTCTGCTGGAAGAAGTTGCAGTCCGCGACGTATCGCAGTGCATCGGTAGCGGCTTCCGCGCCTGGATCATCCTCAGGCGTACGCGGATACGCCTTCGGATCGGTGCGTGTCTCACGCTCCAGCCCCAGCAGGTACTCGACCTTGTCCTTGATGCGGTTGTCGGTGATCGCCGGCTGTCCGCGGGCGTTGAGCTTGGCGATCTCCTCATCCGACCACTGCTTGCCGTCGTAATAGTCGCGATAGATCTCAGCCGCGCGCCGGGCATCCCGGGTCGCGTTGGCGGACTGCTCAAACTGACGGATCAGCCGGGCCAAGGTCTGATCATTCGTCATCGGATCGGTGTCTTTGCCCTCCGGCTCATAGGTGTCATCGACGCCCTTGAGTTGCTCGATGATGCGGGCTTTCTTGGCTTTACGGGCCATTACGCAGTTCGCCAGTTCTTACTTTCGGGAGCATCAAACACTTTGGACCAGGAATCCTTGGGCTGGTGAGCGGCACTCTGCGCCTTGCTGACCCACGGTCGGGACATGCAGGCATATCGGGTTTCATCCCCCGCGTGATCTTCAGAATCCGTATCCACGTCCTCAGCTTTGCCAGGATCGTGTTGGAGCATCGGAAGGGTCCGAATGGTGTGGATGCACGTTGAAAAGAAATACAGCATGGGTCGATCGTTCTCCCCGACCAATCGGCCTCTCACTTGATCCCACCCGGGAATGCGTTTGTTGTCAGCGGGGCGCCAGATCACCGGCGCCATGCGGGATGCGATTGATGGGCCACCGTTCTCGTCAAAGGCAGACGGATCAATCACGCTATAGGTAATGTGATCGCCCTTTTCACGCTCGACGATGCCGGGAATATCCTTCTGTCCCGGGATGTTCTTCACGCCCGTGCGGATCTGTTCCGCAGTGAGCTTCAAACCGACATTGGGTTGGCCTTCCTTCATGCCGTACCACTCGCGGTATTTGATCAATGCACCGGGTGGGAACTGCTTCAATGAACCGTCTGAGACCGCATACCAGCCGATGCTGAAGGGCTTGGATGACCCCCAATCCATGGCTCGGAACCGTGTCCACTGGCCTGGTAGCTCGATAGGACGTACCACGTGGCGTGTTTCCGAGAACTCGCTGAAGAACGCGCCCTCGATGACACTCCAGTCACCATCCTTGATGGCCTTCACAAAGGTCGCGGAGCCCGCTCCTTCCAGACGCTGCTCGTACCCGGGATCGTTCGCGATGCCGATCTTGTTGTCGTTCAATCTCGCTTTGATGAAGATGCGGGACATTCCCGAACCATCCTCAGCCTTGAATTTGTGGCTCCCCAGTGGGTATTCGCCAATCTTCCAGTGCTCACGCACCCAGTGGTGTCCCGGTCCACCCGGGTTTGCGGAGGCTCGAATGCGTTTGTTCGGGATATTGGCCGACGCACTGCGCAAGCGTGCCTTCATACGCTGGTATGGGGTTGGATTACTCCAGAGTGCTATTTCGTCCCACCCGATCCACGTGTACGCGTGGCCCCAGTACTGCATCCAGTCGTCGTCTGACTCCATGAAGCGCATCTTCAGAGTCGCGCCATTAGGCCAGGTCCAGGTCTTGGTCTGATTGCTCCAGGTCACGCCGGGAAAC